CAGAATCAGCCGGATGAAATTCCCGTTCTGGAATGGCAGGGAGTACGTGTCGTGACAACCGAAACTCTTGCTAGAGGGTATGGGACCGAAACTAATAACATCAAAGTTAACTATACGCGTAATGCTGATCGCTTTGAGGAAGGTAAACATTACTTTCTACTAACTGGTTCAAAATTAAAAGAATTGAAGGACAAGGTTACTCAAAGTAACTTAGTCGCACCGCGAGCAAAGCACCTCACTCTCTGGACGGAACGCGGCGCAGCCCGCCACGCTAAAATGCTCGAAACCGATCAGGCATGGGCATTCTTTGAAAAACTGGAAGACAGCTACTTCCGACAAAAAGAACAGCAACCGGTTGCAATCCCCCAGACGCTTCCAGAAGCCCTGCGCCTGGCTGCCGAACTGGCTGAACAGAAAATGCAGCTGGAACAACAGCTGGTGGCCGCAGCCCCTAAAGTCGATTTTGCCGACCGGATATCAGTGGCCAAGGGGATCCTGATTGGGAATTTTGCAAAGGTTGTTGGACTTAAGCAAAACGCGCTGTTTGCCTGGTTACGGGAGAACGGTATCCTGATAGCGTCCGGTGGACGTAAAAATGTACCGTTCCAGCAATACATCAACGCCGGGTATTTCACGGTGAAAGAAGTGGTGCTGGATGATGAAGATGGCTACCAGATACGGTTGACGCCCCAGCTAACGGGGAAAGGCCAGCAGTGGTTGACGCGTAAACTGCTCGATGCAAGTTTATTAAAGCCTGTAGCGGCTGAGTGATTAAAAAAGGCGGCCTTTAGGCCGCCAATGATTTCAAGAAGCAGGTAATGGCCATGTCTTCGTAGTTGACTAGCGCCACGGCTTGATTGTAGCAATTAATTAGAGCAATAGCATGCGATTTATTTATCGCAATTCACATTTTTTCACTTCAGTACCTATGTGCTATACTCCCTTCCGATTGATTGGATGCGGGATACAAACTCGCTATTTTGTGCAGCCTGGCTCCTTGCCAGGCTTTTTTATTTCATCATGGATGCTGTTAACGCTTTGGACCTTGATGAACTGATTGAGAGAGCTTTGTTAACGTGCCCCAGGAATTCGCCAAACTCAGACATCACTTTAGCAAAACCGCGCCGTGCTTCTTCCTCGGTGGCATTCATCACGAAATGTTCAGCACTACGCATACTTTTGACAGGGAACGCAACGGATATTGAGTCAATATCAGGCATTCTATCGCTCAGCTTTACAGTGACAATGACGGCTGGCGACTGAATATTAGTGCTTACAGACAGCACTACATATTTTCCGTCGATGTTGAAATCCTTTCTCATATGTCACCATAAATACCAAATAATTAGAGCAATAATTTACGTGTTAATGGCTAATCGCCATCCTCCAGCAGGCGCACCATTGCCCCTGTTTCACTATCCAGGTTACGGATATAGTTCATGACAATATTTACGTTGGTCCAGCCACCAGCTTGCATGATCTCCGGTATTGAAACTCCGGCGCGGGCCATATCTCGCGCGGCTCCGACACGGGCACTGTGTCCAGACCAGGCCAGGTATCTCTGACCAGAGTCATCCTTAGCTCCGTAAATCAATCGGTGAGTTGCTTCAAAAATCCCTTCCAGGGCGCGAGTTGATAGCTGGCTGGTGGATGATGGCGAGGCAACACCATTTTTTCTGACCCGGCAAAACAAGTAGTTATTCGGATCATCAGCCACACCAGAGACAGAAATCCATCGCTCAACCAGTTTAGTTACCCCCAGGCTAAGTGCCTTCTCTACACCAGCGGTGCTAACCAGCGTTTTCGTTCTGCCAATATGGATTAACATTCTCCCACCGTCAGTACGTGAGATATCTTTAACCCTGATCCTGGAAATTTCGGCTATACGTAACAGGGTGTTATAAGCAATCCCCAGAAATGCCAGATTACGTATATCCTGGCAGCGATCGCTATTTTCCATGAGTGAACGAACCTGGTCGAAATCAGTGCGTTCGAACGCCAATGCCTGTTTTGCACGTTCACCGGCATCAACGTTTTCTTTTCGGATCCGCCGCATGACCAGTGAAACAGCATTGCTGTCACTTGGTCGTGGCAGCCCGGACCGACGATGCAGCATGTTTAGCTGGCCCAAATGTTGCTGGATAGTTTTTACTGCCAGACCGCGCGCCTGAAGATATAGAAGATAATCGCGAACATCTTCAGGTTCTGCGGGAAACCATTTCCGGTTATTCAACTTGCACCATGCCGCCCACGACCGGCAAACGGACAGAAGCATTTTCCAGGTATGCTCAGAAAACGCCTGGCGATCCCTGAACATATCCATCAGGTTCTTGCGAACCTCATCACTCGTTGCATCGACCGGCAATGCAGGCAAATTTTGGTGAACGGTCAGTAAATTGGACATTTAACACTCAGATAATGGTTTTAAGTAAAGTGTACAGGATCGGCTCTGCCTTTACCTGGTTATGGTTCTCGTCATAGAAACGCCAGCGACCGCGTGTGCGTTCTATTTTCTCTTCACCGCGAGATAATGACAGTTGGTAACTATCACGCTCAAAGCATTTTGCCCGCCAGTAACCACGGTTTTTCTCAAGCTCAAGATGAGTGGACACTTTAGCAGCTGAATATCCCATTTTTCACCTCTGATTGATTGGTGGTGCTAAGCGCGCTACGCGAAATCTGGAGCACTAACTCTGCCAACTTTTCGCAGATTTTACGTAGCGCAACCTTGATCAAATGATCAAGTGTTCACTATTTAATCTAATAAGGTATTGAACTGTATGGATTTACAGGTAAATTGATCATGTTCAATAACCCTTAAGATAACTTCGTATAATGTATGCTATACGAAGTTATCAGGTCCGAAGAGGAGTTTACGTCCAGCTGTGCACAAAAATCAATAATTATTAGAGCAATAAATTTAGAGAGAAAAATCCCACTCCACCAGCTAAAAACTGGATTGTTTTTCATAGTTGTTTGACAATTGCTCTAATAAATTATAGTTTTGCCGTCGTTACGTAATACGACTTTGGATTCACTATTTAATGTGTCTTCAGCGTTGTAGAGCGGCTCAGAAGGAAATGAGCAAACAGGGAAACCTTATACAACGGCATTACAGCTATGCATTGCTCATCTTACACACAGCGCAATGTTGTTAGATTACCCCAGCATGGATCATGGGTGAAACAGTAGGTCAGAGCTTCAGGCTCTGTGTTGTCAATACAGTGAGGCATAATTATGGCTTTCATTCAACCAACCATCGACGACGTTAGACATTGCTCTAACGCTTTATCTGTAGACCCTGCCGAAACCGACGCTGCCCGCGCCATTGCTGAACACTACTCAAAGATATCCAATCAGGAGTACCGCATCACCCAAGACGACCTGGATGACCTCACTGACACAATCGAATATCTCATGGCAACTAACCAGTTGGACTCACAATAAATGCACTAATAAATCTATTATTTTTGTTTGATCCCTCTATAATATAGGTCAGTAATGACCGGTTTTCTCAGCCGGGCGTTATTGACCATGTCAATTCTGGAGGAGGATCAATGATAAATTATGTCTACGGCGAACAACTGTACCAGGAGTTCGTCAGCTTCAGGGATCTCTTTCTAAAAAAAGCTGTTGCACGCGCCCAACACGTTGATACAGCCAGCGACGGTCGTCCTGTACGCCCGGTTGTCGTTCTACCGTTCAAAGAAACTGACAGCATTCAGGCTGAAATTGATAAATGGACTTTAATGGCGCGGGAACTGGAACAGTACCCAGACCTCAATATCCCAAAGACTATTTTATATCCAGTGCCTAACATCCTTCGCGGTGTGCGTAAGGTTACAACTTATCAGACAGAGGCTGTGAACAGCGTCAACATGACCGCTGGCCGCATTATTCATCTGATTGATAAGGACATTCGCATCCAAAAAAGCGCGGGGATCAATGAGCACAGTGCGAAATACATAGAGAACCTGGAAGCAACAAAAGAGCTAATGAAGCAGTACCCGGAGGATGAAAAATTCCGTATGCGCGTACACGGCTTTAGCGAAACAATGCTGCGCGTCCACTACATTTCCAGTAGCCCTAACTACAATGATGGTAAATCAGTTAGTTACCATGTGCCACTGTGTGGCGTGTTTATCTGCGATGAAACTCTCCGTGATGGAATTATCATCAACGGTGAATTCGAAAAAGCAAAATTTAGCCTTTATGACTCCATAGAACCGATCATCTGCGACCGCTGGCCGCAAGCAAAAATATATCGCCTGGCAGATATTGAAAATGTAAAAAAACAAATTGCCATCACTCGCGAAGAGAAAAAGGTTAAGTCAGCCGCATCAGTTACGCGCAGCCGTAAAACCAAGAAGGGGCAGCCAGTAAACGACAACCCCGAAAGCGCGCAATAAATTATGCCCGGCATCAACCGGGCATTCTTCCATTATTCAGCCGCCACCGGTTTTAACAAGCCAGCATCGAGCAGTTTACGCGTCAACCACTGCTGGCCTTTACCCGTTAATTGAGGCGTCAACCGTATCTGGTAGCCATCTTCCACTTCTTTCACCGTGAAATACCCCGCGTTGATGTACTGCTGGAACGGCACATTTTTACGTCCACCGGACGCTATCAGGATGCCGTTCTCCCGTAACCAGGCAAACAGCGCATTTTGCTTAAGTCCAACAACCTTTGCAAAATTCCCAATCAGGATCCCTTTAGCTACTGATACCCGGTCGGCAAAATCGACCTTAGGAGCGGCGGCCACCAGCTGCTGATTTAGCTGGTGGGCTTTCTGTTCCAGAAGCTGCTTTTGTTCAGCCAGTTCGGCAGCCAGGCGTAGGGCTTCTGGTAATGTTTGGGGGATTGCAACCGGTTGCTGTTCTTTTTGCCGGAAGTAGCTGTCTTCCAGTTTTTCAAAGAATGCCCATGCTTCATTTGTGTCCACGATCTTAGACATGCGTGCAGCGCCGCGCTCTGTCCAGAGTGTAAGGCTTCTGGCGTTCTTACCAACAGAGTAACTTCCGGTTACTCTGTTCTTAAATTCTCTTAATTTTAAACCAGTTAGAAGAAAGTAATGCTTACCTTCTTCAAAGCGGTCAAGGTTGCGAGACAAATTGTTGCGAATATTGGCTTCATCGACCCCATACCCTCTAGCAAGAGTTTCGGTTGTCACGACACGTACTCCCTGCCATTCCAGAACGGGAATTTCATCCGGCTGATTCTG